CCAATGGATATGGAACCAGTAATTAATGAACCGACTGTTCGTGACGTTATGAACGATCCTGAAGAGTTCCAGGAGTTTAATGAATGGATTGGGCAATTCTCCCCTGATCGTATTCTGGCGGAGGAGCAGGTTGAAGAAGATATCGATGAATTTATGTCACAGGGAACTAAGGTGAATTTAGTCCCAACCCCGCTTGTTAATCGTGTAACATTCCCAGAGGCAAATTGGTTAAAGAAATCCATGACTGCAACTCTTTGCCAGGATGTGGTTCCGGGGACGATGGATGTTATTAAAGTAGAACTTGAAAATGGCACGACCAAGCCAGTATATGGTTTCAACATTGAGGTTGTAGAGAAGAATAATGAAGATGTCGAGGATGTCGATTTAGTATGGGAAACTGCTTCTCGTTTGGTGCATTGGCGAAAAAATTCGGCAATCCTAACTGAAATTGCCGATACGATGTCCGATCATGATCTGGATGCTGCGTTGACTCGCATTAGTGAAGTATGGATGCCATCTGTAGCGGATGAGATCAGAAATATGGTTCTTCCTCGTGCTGCCACCAGATCTTCACTTGATGAAGCTTGGGAGGAAATGTTTGAAGAAGATAACCGTCCGACCAAAATTGAATTCAGGCACCCCGCTGATATGATCGTCAGCACTCGCCATCTTCAAAAGGCGAAAGTTCAGTTTGAAACTGATTACGATGGATTGTCACTTGCTTTTGAGGATGCTGATGTCTGTTATGGTGCTGCCAGGATTTTGAAAGAACAAAACATCCAGTTCAATGAAGACATCATGGGCGGTGATATGGGGGACGATTTCAAACGAGATATCAGCCCAGATTATCGTCGGCAGGAAGATGAGAACACGCCGAAATATACAGGGTTCCCGTATGAGGTGCCAGATCATGATGTGAACAATCTGATCTCCATTCTCGATGACGAAAATATTGACTTCACTGTGGTAGGTAACGTCTTCTACTTTGGATCTCAGGCAGATCATGACACAGCAGTAGATCTGCATCACCCGAATGATATTGATCGTGGTATCATTGGGGAAATGCAAAATCTTCGAAATAGAGTTGTTCGGTTAAGCGATTACCGCAAATAATCAACACCTCAATTACGGGAAAAAGGCTGTCATTTTTGACAGCCTTTTTCCTTGTCGGAAATCTTATTAACTGGGGTGTTAATAAGACCCGATGGTGGATAATTACTTTTGTGGTTCAGACGAAAACTTCATCAAAAAAATAAATTGATGGAATGAAATCTAATGAATTACATTAGGACATATCGGGAACGGAATGTGAACGGTATGTCTAAGGCACAAAACTTAGGCTCAACTTAGGCACAAATTTAGGAGATATAAAATGGCCTCACCAACATTAGCTGAAATTCGAGCAAAACTCGCTGCTGCCCAGCAAAAGAAAGAAACCGGTGGATCGTCTTATCAGGACAATACCGTATACCCGTTCTGGGATATTCCAGAAGGCAAAGTTGCCACAGTTCGTTTCCTCCCTGACCTTGCAGATGACGCCGAATATTTCTGGCGTGAACGTATGGTTATTCGCCTTGCATTCCGTGGAGTTGCGGGTGGGGATGAGAACAAGGAAGTAACTGTTACGGTTCCTTGTATGAATATGTGGAAGGATGATTCGGGTAAGATGTTGAGCGATCCCATCTTGGCCGCTACCAAGGATTGGTGGGATGATGCTGATCTGAAGCCATTGGCTCAGAAATATTGGAAGAAGCGTTCATATGTGTTCCAGGGTTTTGTTGTTGAAAACCCACTGGATGAAAAGAATGCTCCAGAAAATCCAATTCGTCGGTTGATTGTTAATCCGTCTATTTTCACGATCATCAAGGATTCTCTGATGGACCCTCAGATGGCTGAGCTTCCGACTGACTTTGTTCATGGTCGTGATTTTCAGATCAAGAAAACCCGTCGTGGTGAATATGCCGATTACACCACTTCGAATTGGAAGTTCAATCCTCGTGCATTGACCTCAACTGAACTTGAGGCTCTTGAAAAGTATAAGCTTTTCAATCTGAAGGATTTCCTTCCTCAGCGTCCTTCTGAGGCGCATCAGAAAGCGATCATGGAGATGTTCGAAGCTTCTGTGAATGGTGAATTGTATGATCAAAAGCGTTGGGGTGACTTCTATCGCCNAAGCGGGATGGGTTTCAACAAGAACGCCGAGACCACAGATGATGTTGTGACCCCACCAGCAAAGACTGAGGAAGTAGTAGTTGCTCCTGTTGTTCAGACTGAGGTTGCTACTCCTGTCACGTCTTCGACATCGGCGGCTGAGGCACTTGCCAAGCTTCGTGCCAAAGCCACAGAAACCGCTGGAGCATCGGTTGCTCCTTCGACCACTGAAACTACCAAACCAAGTGCCGCTGCGGTACTTGATATGATCAAACGCGCTGCTTCTTCTGCTTCGTGAAGTGAAGTAAGTAGTTGAATTATAAAAAGGATCGAAGGGGAAATCAAATCTCCTTCGATCCTTTTTCGACGAATCTGGTTTAACAATTTTGGGTGATGGTATGGGAAAAGGCTTTAATTTAGGCAAAATATTAAAAGAAGTTTCTAAAATCGATGGTGTCCATGTTGGGACTTACGATCCACATACTTGGATCAGCACTGGTAATTATGCACTTAATTTCTTTATGGCGCAAAATTTTGAAAAGGCAGTGCCATTTGGTAAAATGATGGTGTTCGCCGGCGAACCCGCGAGCGGAAAATCCTATATTTCGACCAACATTGCAAAGGAAGCACAGAAAGAAGGTATCACGGTAATCATGATCGATACCGAGGGTGCCCTTGATGACAAATGGCTTCGTTCGGTTGGTATTGATCCGACAAATAATTTTGCACGCATGGAAGCCAAGATGATTGGGCAAGTGGCCCAGATCATGTCGGAAATTACCGAGCAGTATCATTCGGATAATGCTGGTAAGCCACCCGAAGAAAAACAGAGAATTCTGATTATCCTTGATTCGCTTGGTATGCTTTCGACGCCTATTTCTGCTGAGCAATATAAAAAGGGTGATCTAAAGGGTGATATGGGTCATAAACCCAAGCAGTTGAAGCAACTGATCACGCAGATCATTGGTCAGATCACGGGAACAGAAATTGGGTTCATTTGTACCAACCACTCATATGCATCTCAGGATATGTACAATCCAGATCCAAAGCTTTCTGGTGGTGATGGCCCGATTTATGCTGCGTCGATCATTATTGCAATGCGGAAGTCAAATCTCAAGAATAGTGATAAGAAGAGCATTGGTATCACATCGAAGTGTAAAATCTACAAATCTCGTTACGCGAAGCCGAATGAAATGACGGAAGTCGATATTCCATATATCGGTGGACTTGATCCATATTCGGGGCTACTTGAGCTTTTTTTGGAAAAGAAAGTATTAGTTCAGACAGGATCTTGGTATTCTTATACTGATCTTTCTGGCAAGGTGCATAAGTACCAGCAGAAAGGTATGGGTCCAGAATTCTTTCATCTTGTGATGAGCGAATGGAGAGAGCGGGAAGACAAAGAATGTTCTGGCACCGTATCTGTTGGTGTTGATCTTACAGTCAACATTGATCCAGAAACGGGAGAAATATTGGAAGATGATGACAAACGAAAATAATATGATCCTTGAAGTGTGGGAACTTCTTAAGGAATTTACAATAGACAAACAAAGAGCAGATGCCGCTGTTCGTCTACTCCGAATCATGGATAGTCATGACATGAGTGATGGGTTTTCTTCTCTTCGTGGGGAAGATCGTTGGCTTGATGACGCATTGATTGATTATGTCGAAGATCAAGATGACGATGAAGAAATTGAAGAGGATGAATAATGGTTGATGGTTGGTTTAGGCGAATTTCTAATGATCCTGATAATCCAGTACTTCTGGTGAATATGATCCAGTGGTATGAAAAACAACTTGAGGAAATGTATGTCGAAGCTAAAATCAAGGTTGTGGGTAGTATAGAACAAGCAGCAGGTGAATTACCTGGGATACTTGCATATCGATTATCACAATATAATGATGTCAGAAGTATTCACAAGTTGTACGAGATTAAACTGGATCAGACTAAAGCACAACTTCATCGAAAATATAGCGAACATTATCAACGAGATCTCAAGGTAACTGAGATCAAACAATATGTTGATGGTGAAGATGATGTGGTTGCGATGAAAATTCTTTTGAACCAAATTGATCATTTAGCCGAACAATATAATGCATGTATTCGGGCATATGAAATGAAGAACTTCCAGCTAAGCAACATCACGAAATTGAGGGTTGCTGGTATGGCAGATTCAATACTCGAATATAATTAACTTTTCAGCCCGATTGGAAACAATCGGGCTTTTCTATAGAGGTTCATATGAAAAAACATCCATCTGTTATTTGGTTTGGCGGTAATGAATACAGCATGAAAGAAGTCACGTCAGCGGTAGACGGATTTCAGGGAGAACAAGTCGAGACCCTGGATCAATTTCTTCGGATATTCGGCAGTCCGATTTGGAACGATACTAACTACAATCTTTATACAGTTATGAAGTATTTTAATACCCCAGAACAACATGAACCAGATCCGGTGAAATGATGGACATCATTTCAGTTGATCAATTTGACCGATACTTTGTTGAGGATCTTTGTAAGGAAGCGGTAGGTCATCAATCAGGGGTGTCCACTATTCCATATCAAGGAAAAAGAGATAAAATTTTAGCCAATTTGTTTTTCGAACCTTCGACCAG